GGTACAGGAATCAGGCTGTCTGTTGTAAGCGTTGAAAACATGGGTTTTGGGCAGGGCCAAAAGTTCTCAAGCTGCAATGGATCATCACGGACATCGAGGATTTTACCCATTGACTTAGATAGCCAAATGACTTGACCTGAAGTTTTATCCCAAATCTCATAAATTAGGGCTTCCCGTGCGCCTTCGCCCATCTTTTCGTTAAATGACTTTGAAGTTTCAGGTTTGGTATCAAGCGGTATTCTGCCGCCTAGTTCTTCACCAAAGCGTTCAACTAGGGCAGGGCGTTCCATATAAACTTTACGCCATACTGCGGTTACTTCTTCCCATGTACGGGCAATGGTTAGTCCAAAGTCACGCCAATATACATAATCTACAGGGGCGCACTCATACTCAATGCGCTCTTGATCTTCACGGTAAATGCCGCCTTCGGTTTCTGCTTCGTCAGTATCTTCAGTAACTTGCAAGCCATCTTCGGGCATATCTTCTGCTTCAGCTTGACCAACGATATGGGGTTCATAACGCACCCAAGCCGTACCACGCCCACCAAGTAAACGATCCTGAACCGCTTGTTTCATTGCACTGGCATAATCCTGATAATGCTCAATTTCGTACTCTAAAGCCCGTTCTAGCATCATAGAGGCGACACGGCCTATTGGGTCGTTGTCACGAAATCTACGGGTTACATCGGGTCTTGGAAGTCTTGCAAATACAGCAGGGGTAATGGTTTGAACATTGCTCCACAAGATATTGAACTTGGCTTGTGGGTTGTTTCGGCTACGGGACTCATCACGGTAACGCTTAACGATCTTATCGGCACGACCTTCCCATTCTTTAAATGTACGCTCGTACTGGGCGATGCAGTTGTACCAATCTTCGTATGTATGATCCATGTTTATATCCTGCGATTAACTATTTTTGGAGTTTCTTTCCACATTTCATTCAGGGTCACATCCGTTTGCCCGACATGAAGTCCTCTAATCCTTGTATCAGCGAGGATAGGGATGTCCTCGTCTTTCCATACAATGCTGAGATAGCGCATTGCATCGCTTGAATGGCTTGTCCAATCGTGTTTTGGGCGATCCCTAAATACTTTTTTATCATCATCCCATTCCCGTTGATATTGTCTTAAACATTCAATCAAATCTTCACACTTATTATCAAACCAAGCTCTAGTTAATGCAAGCCTTGTTGCTTGAATTCCATCCTGTAATGACAGATTTGGAACGATTTTTAGGTGTTTTAGGTCAATTTTTGCAGCAATTTGCTCGATTATACTCTTTCCACCACTCGCTAGTGTTTTTGCTCTAGCATCATGCGGCAGGTAATGGTAGCCATATTTGTACCCATATTCTTCTTTTTTTTGGATTATCAGCCCCGTATAAAATGGCACGGCTTGACCGTTAGATGAATGGTGATCAAGTATGCGTATCTCTCCATATACCACCTGAAACCAAATAATCGAGGTGCTGTCGTTAAATCCTAAGTCCCAGGCAGTATGGCAAGGGAACATAGGATCATAATCAATGGTAGTAATGCGCTCTAAGTCCGTGATTCTACGCATTTCTTGACCGTAGTACGCACCAATGATGGCAGCTTCAAAGGAGCATAAGAACTCTTGTTCGTACTGATTATTAGACATAGTAGCCTGTGCATCCAGTAATTCAGCTTCAGGCAGCAAGCCTGATTGGTCTGCTCTCAGCGTTTTAACGTACCAGTTAGGGCTTTTTTGGGCTTCGTTGTATATCTCATAGAACGAATTATGTCCCTTTGGTGTGCCAATAAAGGTGGCCCAGCCCTGTCTATCAGTAAGTAGTGGCCTAACAATCTCGCCCCAAAGTCTAGGTTTCATGTCGGCATATTCATCTAGCACTACGCCATCTAGGTATAAACCACGCAACGCATCAGGATTATCAGCACCAAATAACCTGATCTTTGCCCCATTAACTAATTCTACCCATAACTCAGATTGATTAGCTTTAACTATGGCTGGCTCTGCAAACTTCAGTAAGTAATCCCAAGCAATGTTCTTAGCCTGGGCATAGTAAGGAGCAATGTAAGCGTACCTGCCGTCAGGTTTCTTTTCCATGACTGCCCTGCGGATAGTGTCACAGATTGTAGCTACAGTTTTACCTGCCCTGCGGTGACAGACTAATACAGCCCAGCGTTGTTCCCGTCTATGAAAGTCTAGGAACGCATCTCTAGCCTTATACGGGTATTCGTACCGCTTTACTAACTCTTTCAATCTAAAAACTTGTGTTCGTGAATAACTTTAACTGGTTGTTCTTGATCGCCAGCGTGTTCAGTTCTAGCTAATTTGGGTACATGGTACTCAGCTACTTGCATAAAGCAATCAAATGCGTGTTTAGGGCCATACTTAGGATCGTCAGCAATAGTTTCTAGCCATTCTTGTAGCTTATGGCTGTTACCATCAACAAAACGAGCTATGGCTTCTCTAGCGAGTGCTGTGGACTTATTAGGGCTACCAGCAGGTCTACCAGCACCCTTAATATTTCTTAATTGTTTATTTTCCATACTTATCCAAGTGATTGATTAAGTTAGATTAATTCTACACTATTTGTAAGAATACAACAAATTAAATTATTTAGTAAAAGGTGTTGACAATATGTAGTAATATGCTACAATGTACTTAATCGCTGATTTATTTAACAGCTTGCCTAGCGATCCATAAATCTGGCCAAACAGTTAAGGAGCATTACAAATGAAGAACACTCAACGCTATATCCCTGAAGGCTACGAATTATCTTGGGATGACCAAGAATTAGGTATTCAAGTCTACTACAAAGAATCTCCAACAATAGGCGGCTTATGCTTTGTTGGTCGTGCTATTAATCCTACATGGCATTATCGGTTTAAAAATGCCGAACAACGCCTAGCAGAAGTAACTAGAACATTTACCAATGTTAGAGCATGGGCAGACCGCAAAGCAGAACGCAAAGCCAAAGCCAAAGAAGCATCTGCTAATCATGGTGTCAAGGTTGGAGATGTATTCCGTAGTTCTTGGGGTTACGATCAAACTAATATTGACTACTATCAAGTGTTGTCTGTAAGCAACAAAACAGCTACTTTTTGCAAAATTGCTCAATTATCTGAAGAAGATGGCTTTTTACAAGGTAATTGTGTACCAGCTACAAACCAGTTTATTGGCAAACCATTTAAGAAACTAATTCAGAAAAGTTCTACAGAATCTAGTGCTTATATCAAAATCTACAGTTTTGCTAATGCTTACAAGATTGAGCCTGTTGCAGTAGTTAGCAACAAACCAATCTATGAATCATCACATTGGACTGCTTACGCTTAAGGAGCAATTATGAACTTAACTATTCTTGAAAACAGTTTGTATTGGCAAAAAGTTGTATTTAACCAATCTCGTAATCCTGTACAAAAACAGCGTGTATGGCAACGCATTGTCAAACTTGAACAACAAATAGCACAAATTAAGGAGCAGCAATGACTTTTAGTATTAAAGATTGGCGTAGCAATATTGGTGTAACCCAAGAGAAAGCAGCAGAACTCTTGGGGGTTCACCGAGTTACTTACACTAACTGGGAAAATGGCGTATATCCTGTGTCTAAAGCGGTTACAGAGGCTTGTGCTAATTTAAACACTCGATATGCGGGGTCTGGCGGTCAGCATAACGCTTTAATCGCTAATATTGATGAGTATAAAAACGCTTATCGAGTTTATTTTGGGGCTGAACCAGTAGGTAAACATCTTGTTTATGCGGCTTGGAAAACTATCCCATATAAATTAATAGACTTTACTCCCGATAACCCCGTTTCTTAAGAAACTCGTCAAATGCTTGGGTCAACTTACCTTGTATGCTTTCTTCACGAGGTACAGCACCTAAGCTTTGATATTCGGGCCGCTCGTAATATGTCCTGTCAATCTTTGGACTAGACAATGCAGGTTTTATTTTTAGGTCAGGTATTGTTTTTTGGGCGATTTTTACAATATCCTCTAAGCTTGATTGGTCATTCCAACCACCTTTAAATATTAACCCTTCACCACCTTTGCGATGTTGCAATACAGCATCAGTTGATTCTGACAATGCTTGGTTTAGTTTAACAACATCTTTATCGCTTAAAGGTTTACCATTGCGGGTTAAAAATGCCGCATTACCTTTAGACAAATCACCAAATGGTAGTGCTGTGGCCCTTGTTGCAGTAGCACCAGCTTGTTCTAAATTTTCTGCGGTTTGAGCCATTTCTTTAAGTAATGGTTTATTGCCACCTACGCTTAAACTACGGCTGCCTTCTGATACAAATACTGGGTTACTTTCACCCATCCAATAACCTTGTCGTTGAGTAACATTTTGCAAACTAGGTGATGCAGCAGCTCGATAGCGTTCAAGGGCCAGCGTTTCTGCGGCTGGATTTCCTGAAATATTAGCTAATGTGCGGGGCAGTCCTTCAGCAGTTACAGTAGCTTCTGTAAATGTTTGTGGTCTAGATAATGGGCTTACTGCTCTTGCAAGCATTGCTGGATTTCTAGCAACACCAATTCCAAGAGGCACAGCCATAGCAGCAATATTTACAGGTTCACCAGCTTGACGGCCTTCAAGATATGCGGCTTGGTTGGGGTCTAACACCGACATATTTGGATTTTGTGGCATACCAGCAGCCGATGACAAAAAGCCTTCAGCATATCCACCTTGCTGTCTATTACGGGTTATTTGTGGGTAGCCAACATAAGCCCCACCTTGTAACCTTAAAAGTTCAGATAATGTAGCCATTTATTTAAGCTCTTTATCCAAGTCTTTGAGTTTATTAGATAACGCAGCCCTACGCTCTAAACGTAAACGCTGGTTCTTCTCTAATGTAGATTCATACTCAGATCTAAGCATGGCATCTTCTTTCTTATACTTGCGGCTCATAGGGGTGGGTGGGATCATCTTAGCCATTACATATCCTTCATCTTGTCACGAATCATGTCTTTACGGCTTTTGGCAGTCTTAGCAGCATCTTTAAAGTCTTGTGCGCTGGGTCTGCCTTCTGCGCCCTTTTTAGCCATCTTTTCGCCCGATCCAGCAGCAATCCTGGCTCTTTTTTTATGAATATTCTCGTAAAGGCTCATGCTTTTTCCTCAATGTATTTGCCGTAGGCTTCTTCTAGCTTAGATTTGCGGTTACCTTTAGCGTATTTACGCTCAGTAGCAAGAGCAATAGCTACGGCTTGTTTCTTAGGCTTGCCAGCTTTCATCTCGGTCTTGATGTTTTTGCCTACCGCTTCTTTGCTACCTGATTTCATTAATGGCATGATTTATCCTTTTATTTCAAAAACTTAAGTTTATAAGTTGTGGTGTTTATCAGGTCTGCAATTTCATCAATCAAGTTTTGCAGTTCGCTATCTTGCGGTAAATCTTGGCGGGCATCTGCCACAAAGTTTTGTAAAGATTCTAGGTATTTAACTGGGTC